AGTCCAGCCCTTACCATCCACTGTTTCAGATTATGTTTTCAGTGACATCAATCATGTACAGGATTCAAAAATATATGCATCAGTAAACAGTGCTTTTTTTGAAGTTACATGGTGGTACACAAGTGCAGATGCATCTGAAATAGATCGGTATGTGACCTACAATTACCAGGAAGGTTGGTGGAGTATAGGAAAACTAACCAGAACTGCATGGCAGGATGCCGGTGTTTATTCTGATCCAGTTGCACTTGCAGATGATAACATCCTTTATAGTCATGAACAAAGTGCATCTTCATCAGGCAGAACAACAGATAGCATTGCAACATCACTTTCAGAATTAAGTGACTTTGACCGAAACTTAGTAACAGGTGGATCAACATCAGATCCAGGACTTTGTTTTGCAGAAACCGGTGCAATGGAAATTGGAGATGGTCAGAACATAACGAACATAACACAAATGATCACAGACCAAACAAGTGGTGATTCAGGATTGAGATTCAAATTTAAAACCAGACCAAACCCCAACAGTTCTGAAACTGAATCCAGTTCACTTGAAGTAGCATCAGACGGGTATACTGATTGCAGGGTGCAGGGTCGGCAATTTGTTTGGCGATTAGAATCAGGATTCGACCAGGATTGGGAAGTCGGAACCATACGTGCTTTGATTGTGTCAGGGGGTGCCCGTTGAATCTACCACCGGTACCTGAACAATATCAGGTTGGGACCCAAACTGAACTACATAATCAGATCAGATCAGCAGACACCCAAAACCTGAAACTGGATCAGGACAATTTTTTAGATTCAGGATCAATATCACTCCAGTCACCTGATGGCACATGGTTTATTTTGTCAGTCGATAATTCAGGGAATCTTTCAGCAACAGAATTGACCGGGACTCAAATTGATTCATTCGGAAGACCCGTCATAGCATCATCTAACCCATACTCATAATATGTTTACAGATTCAATACCGATGGCTAATGCAGCCGAAGCAATGAGATCCCAAGGAAGGTACGGGGATTCCGAACTAATGCATGTAACCCCTTTGGAAAGGGCAGAACTGGAAGCACGTAGAGGTGGATTCCAATCAATTAATCCAGTCACTGGACTTCCTGAAGCATGGGTTGGAATGGCAGCATCTGTTGCTGCACCAATCGTTTTAAATCAGTTGAGCAAATCCCCACTAGGGAAACAGTTGGGAATGGGACCCGAAGAACAAAATATGGGTTCGACATCATCAACTCAAATGGACCCCACTTCTCAAGCCATTAAGGACTACGGTTTTAATAAGATGAAGGGTCACATCGATCAAGGTTACCAGACCTATGATCCTGGTGCATCACCATCGGCTGCATCAAAACAGATGTATGGCGATTTCAACAAGGATCAAACTGGTGCAATGAAAGGAATCCGGGATATGACAACAACCTATGCAGGGAAGGATGGAAGATTGGACACTGCATATGGTGTTGCAGAAGATGTCGGAACTTATGACCCAGGAACAGTTAAGGGTGGATCATTTCTTCAGGGTCCAGGAATTAACCAGTACATGAATCCGTACACACAAAATGTCATTGATGCAGGAAAGCAGGACTTGGATGATGCACTCAAAATGGGCCGACAAACAGTGGGTCAGGCAGCAATGGGTGCAGGTGCATTTGGAGGTGATCGACATGGAATTGCAGAAGGAAGCATGGCAAACCAAGCAATCCAGGATTATATGCAACGTAGTGATGCATTAAGACACAAAGGATTTGAAGCAGCAGCAGCAAGGAAAGGCCAAGACATCAACCGGAAATTCCTGGCATCAGGACAGAATGTTGGTTATGGACTTGAAGGTGCAAGAACCAATTTGAGTGCAGTACCCCAAATGTCTGACATGTCAGGATACACTGATGCATATGGTGCATTAGAGGGTGTGGGTGACAAATCTTATGGATTAAACCAGCAAAGAAGGTTGTACGACAAGGGCCAATTCGATGCAGAACAAAACTTCATCCCAGATATGGTCGGTAAACTAGGTTCTTTTTCTGGTGGAACAGGTTCAGGATCAACAACGGCATCAAATACACCCATGTATACAAACCCAATGAAGGAAAATCTAGGACTTGGGTTGGCCGGGCTGGGTGCCTATGGGATGTATCAAGGAATGACCAGCTAAAGGAACAACATGTATCAAGGACTTCTAGACTACTTCATGCCCCCAGAAGGCACCTCCATTGATCCAGCCCACGTTAACCTGCAGGGAGGATATAGCATTCCTGCACCTCCTATTGGAGGATATAGCATTCCTGCACCTCCTATTGGAGGGCACAGTATCCCAATATCAGAATATGGCAATATTCCAGGGGGTGCCCCAATACCAGAATTTGCTGATGATCCACAATTCATTGGTCAATCAATTCCATTTGAAGATGCACAACCATTTGCACCATCCGGTGGACGGGGTTTTATGCAACCCAACATGTATGACATGAACCAATATATGTCTTCAGGGGGTCCTGAAGGGATGCCAGAAATGCCTGGTGGACGGGGTTATATGTCAGAAGCTCCAGGTGCCCGTCACCAGTACAAGCAAATGCAATCAGAACCGGCCCAAAATAGAATGACGATGACAACATCACCCAGAACAAAATTTGATAAGGACGGATTTAATTCTGGCCTTCAATTAATGAACATGGGAATAGGACTACTGGACTAACATGGCACTTCTTGGATACCCCGAACACATGCTTGATGAGCAAGGCAACCCTAAACCGGGGGTGACCGGACCATCACCGGCATCGATGGGTCTGCTTTCAGCAGGACTTGGAATGCTTTCATCACCATCACATTCCAGACTTCCAGGTGATATGTCTGGTATTGGGTCAGGTGCAATGCAGGGTCTTCAAGCGTACCAACAACGATTAGCCCAAATCCAACAGCAAAGGAAGGACTACAATCAAAGCCTGATGCAAGCCCAGAACCAGGAAATGGCAAAGAAAAGGTTTGGTCTGGAAATGGGAGAAGCAAAAAGAATAGAGGCACGTAGACAGCAGATGGTTTCAGAACTTCCGAATCTTCTGGAACAGATCAGGACTTTGCCTATTCCTGGAATTGATCAACAGATTGCATCAATCCAGGCAATGGCAAAAGCTGGTGCCCCTGAAAAAGCATATCAGGCAGCAGTAAACATTATAGGTCAGAAACTTCCACAAAAGCATGATGTCCAGCATGTAATGATTCCAGATACAAATGTTGGATATTTTATAGATCAGACAACCGGTGAATTTAAGGGGCAATTTTCTACTGCAGCAACAAAAAATTATGGAACTAATTTATCCGGTGATGATGCTGTTGAATTCATGACAAGCAAAGACCCTAAATTTAAGTTAGATGGACCATCATCAAACTTAGTAGTTCAAAGGAATCCTGATGGATCATACAAAGGTCACAAATACATCAAAGGAAATATTGGTGGAACAAATGAATTTCAATTGAAGTTTGGCGAAAGACTACTAGAAAAATATGATAATCATGCAGTAGTAAAAGAAACGGATAAAGCTATAACAAGTTACTTAGCACTTGAAAAATTAGGCAATACAGACCCTAGTCAACCCGGTAAAATGGGTGTTGCAGACATGGCCATTATATTTGGATTCATGAAAACTTTAGACCCGACATCAGTGGTACGGGAATCTGAATATAAAACAGCAGCAGGGGTTGGTATAGGATTACCTGAAAAATTAGTGCGTGGATATTTTAGTGCTAAAGAAGGTGACATCCTTTTAGATGAAACAAGAGATGAAATCTTGAGGGTTGCCAAAGATGCTTTACTGGCTAAATCAGGCCATATGGATAACATCAGGAAAAATTACATTGAAAGGTCGGCACAATTAATGAAAATAAGTCCTGATTCTGAAGATTTATCAGTGCTATTTAGAGATCCATATTCATCTTTAAGGGAAGAAACAACAACACCACCACCTAAACCTGAACTACCACAAAGTTCTGATGATGAAGCAGCTAAGACAGCAGCCGAAATTGCTGCCAGTCTTAATTTAGTAAGCAACAAACCTGAACCAAAGGTTAAACGTAAAATTTTAAGAAATAATGCTGGCAGGGTACATCAGGTGTCGGTTCTTGATGGTGATGGTGCATCAACAATCCTTCAGGCAGCAGGAATTAAATACAGTGAAGACAATATCAAAGCACTGATAAAGGCGAATAAAAGCCGGTTCAACAAAAATAGAGATCTAATAAAATCCGGTGGACATCTAATCATTCCAAAATCGATTCGTCAACCATGAACGAACAACTGATTCAATTCTATAATCTGCTGAAGGATAAGGGCCTCACTGATCCCCAGATCGATGCTGCATTCCAGGAACATGCAGGAATGTCATTGGCTGATGCTAGACAGATCCTAACCCCTGAAGCACCTGGAGGTTCTGAAATTGTCCAGGAAGCAACGGAAGGTGCATACACTGAACCGGTGGAACGTATTGATGAGATGAGTGTCATGGATGGTGTTTGGGATGTGGCACAACAAGCACTTCAGGGAGCAACTTTCGGAACAGCAGATGAAGCAGAAGCATTGATACGTGCCCAGTGGAATGGAACAGACTACGACACTGAAATAGAAAATGTTCGTTCTGAAATAGAAGCATTCCGGAAAGAAAATCCTGGAATGGCAACAACTGCAGAAATAGGTGGAGCATTTTTAGTCCCAGGAATGTTTCTTTCGAAATTGGCAAAGTGGGTTCCAGTGGCAAGACCAAAGGAAGGTCAATGGTTTTTAAACACCCTAAGAAGGATGGGTACTGGTGGTGTTGCTGGTGGTGCTGAAGGATTCGCTTATGGACTAGGGACTGCAGAAGGTGATCTAAGCCAAAGATATGAACAAGCAATGCCCCAAGCAAGAACAGGCACTGTCATTGGTGCTATCACTGGACCAACCATTGGCAAAGCATCTGAAATGCTTGGTGGATGGATCACCAAAAAAGCCGGTGGTGCCGGTGGCAAAGGACCACCACCCATTGATGCTGAAGGTAATATCACTGGTGATGGAAGTCCAAGGGGATCTGCATTCGAAGCAAGACAACTATTTGTAAGGGCTGCTGAATTAGATGATGTCCAGCTAGAAGATATGGCAGAACTTCTGGAAGAAATTGCCAGAAAGAACCCTGAACTAGCAAAGCAAGTTACTGTTGCGGATCTTTTCCCAGAATCAGGCACCGGCCAAATGCTTGCAGAAGTTGCAACCCAAGCAGCAGGTCCATCAAAGGCTGCAAGCCAATCAGTCTACAAAGGTAGGTCTGGGTTCCTGCCAGGATTCGGAAGAAAAGCAATCCAGAAAAATCTTGGAAGAAGGTGGAATCCTGAAAGGTTGAAGGAAAAGATTGAAGCACAATCCAAATGGAAGTCACAACCATTGTATGACAAAGCAAGTCCAGTCGTTTTAGATGACACCCAATCCAGAACACTGAATGATCATGTTAACAGAATCCTTGATTATGGGGAAAAAGATCCTGGTGCAAAAGCACTTCAAGAATTATGGGACCAAGCCAGAGTAAGAATCCCAGGTATTTTAAGAGCAAACAATATTGGACCACCCATGGCAGGAGCA